ATGAAAAGCAGCATGATCATCGCGGTCATCATGATGCTGCTTAGCGCCGGCGTGGGTGTGCAGTCCTGGCGGCTGCACACCACTCTCCAGTTAACTGAGCAACAGGCACAAACGTTGTCACTGCAGCAAACCGAGCTGGATGAAAAGTCTGGTCAGTTAAAAACGCTGTCTGAGCAAGCTGAACGTAACAACATTGAACAGGCACGATTACGCAACATGGCTGCAGATACTCAAGCAGCGCTCTCTGAACGGCAGAAAGTGATAATGAGATTACAACATGAAAACGAAGAACTTAACCGCTGGGCTAGCACTGCCCTTCCTGCTGATATTATCCGGTTGCGCCAGCGCCCCGCCCTCACAAGTGGCCGTGCTTACCGTGAATGGCTGTCCCAGACTGACTCCGTGCAGATTTCCAGTAGCCAACCCACAAACCAACGGTGAACTAAATAATCTTTTGGATGAAACAGAAGCTGCGTTGGCGACATGCGCAGACCAGGTGGATACTATTATTGCCTGTCAGACCAAAAGCAATACCACCGTAGCAGGTATACAGGCCACATCCCCTGCACTTCCAACCGAAAAAAGGAGTATCCCTGGAGAGAGCAGATGGACTGATATTCCTGAGTAAAACGATATCTGTTCGACCAGCTTACTGAATAAAGACAAGCAGTTTTTGGACAAAAATATCAAGCAGGAGGAGCACGCTCACGTTACTTTAGTTCAATACATTTTTTGATTTCAGGATTTCCATCATCAGTGGGCATTATTATTCAGGGACTCATGGAAGTGATCGTTGCCATATTCATACAATCACACACCGTGATTTCCCTGACGTCACTCAATCTTCTGAACCAGTAGAAACGCCTTACTGGCTTCACAGTAATAATGCAAAATGACAAATAAACGTTGACTATAAAAATTTCATACAGAAAAAAACATTATTAAAGAATGGCCCAGACACAAAAAAACCGCCTCGTGGCGGTCATGTTATTTTAATTATTTCTTTATATCACAAGCGCTTATCGCATGGTGCCCAGAGCGGGACTTGAACCCGCACAGCGCGAACGCCGAGGGATTTTAAAAAGTTAATGCCTGCTTTTTATATCATAGAGTTACGTTAATTCAATACGTTAGCGGTATGCAATTCAGGTTAATGCGAGCTAATGCGGTAATATGCTGCCATCGATTTAACGTGGCAGCGCCCCATGATTATTCATCTGTGGTTAAAGAATCAAACGGGTTGAGAGTTACCGCCGCATCCAGATGATCCGGCGCGAAATGCGCATACCGCATGGTCATAGTGATAGAGCTATGGCCCAATATCTGCTGCAACACCAGAATATTGCCGCCGCGCATCATGAAGTGGCTGGCAAAGCTGTGCCTGAGAACGTGGGTCAACTGCCCCTCAGGTAATTCAATGTGCGCTTTCTTTAAGGCGTGCTTAAATGCCTCATACGCTGGTTTGAAGAGTTGGCCGCGCCGCTTGGGCAACAAGGCGTGCATTCTTTCAGAAATAGGAATGGTTCGGTTTTTCTTTCCTTTGGTTTTGACGAATGTAATCCTGCCGGGAAGGATTTGCGATTGTTTCAGGGTTTGGGCCTCGCCCCAACGCGCCCCCGTCGCCAGGCACAAGCGAACGATGATACCGAGATCTTTATTCTCTGATTCATCGCAGGCAGCAAGCAGGCGCTTAATTTCATCCGGGTAGAGAAAAGCCAGTTCCTGATCGCCTTCCTTAAACTGGCGTATGCCATCCAGCGGGTTTTCTTTTTCCCACTCCCCCATGCGCTTCAGCTCAGAGAACACCGCCCGCAGGTAGGAATATTCGCGGTTAACTGTGGCCTCTTTGATGGCCGTCTTCCCTTTTGGGTTCCATTCACCTTTTAACCGGCGTTCGCGGTAAACAGCGAACATATTTTTATCAACGTCTACCGCAAAGGGATTACCCAGCCGAACACAGATTGCCATCAGTTTAGCGTAGCGGTCTTCACCTGACTCCAGCGTCTGGCCATGCATGTCGTACCATCGCTGGATCAGGTCTTGCAGCGTTGTGCTGTTGGTTTCGGTTGATATCCCTTTTTTATCCGCCATCAGGCGGCGCTCATACGAGAGTGCCTCACCTCTGGTAGCAAACTGTTTACGAACGCGCTGACCATCGCGCCCATAGGGGAAGCATTGGCAAAGCCATTTGCCGGACGGAAGTTTGTTTACAGCCATGTAATATTATCCAGTAAAGCTCTGCCACTGTTCTTCACTGATTATTTTCAGTGGAATGCCACGATTATCCCGGTAGTCTATTGCTTTTTCGATTTTCCGACCGTGAGCCTGATATCTCCAATGTTTACAACTCAATGTACCAATAATAAGAAAATCAAGCTTTGATGTTATATTATCAATCACCTTCCCGCCTGCATCTTCAATCAGTTTTTTACACACTGATCTTTTTCCATAAAGGAATTCACCTGTCAGACAAACTGTTGCATTGGAAAGAACTAAGCTCTCTATATCATCCACTGGTAAGCGAGTTGCCAGCCCATCCACTACACCGGAATCGACATCACTTCCGGTAAAAGCGATTAACGCTTTTTTCAATTCATCACGTTCTTCTGATGTAATGATCCCATCGGCAAGAATCCGGTTAACCAATGCGTATAACTCTTTTCCAGGGTAATTAACTTTGAGCGAAGCATTAGATGATAGCCACCAATTTAAGTATCTTATTTCTGAATCATTAAGCTCATGATTCGCCATCATTCCTTTACATAGGCCTTCCAATAAATGCTTGTCCGCTTCATCAGAGTACAAATCAAGCTCAGGTAAATCAGACAGCTCTTTTTGCACCTTGATCAAATCAGCTTTCAAATAATTCAATTCATACGGCTCAATAACGCCATCAGACAATATATCGGAAAGTCTATTTGAAATCATCCGCACACAATAGTTTTTGCTGATTAAATCAGCATCTTTTATCCATGTATCAAGAAACAAAACTTCTTTCTCATCTATATGACCATCACAGTTTATGCCCTCAATGATATTGATAAGGTTAATAATTAATTTATCTTTATTCCTTTTATAGTTAAAAACATCTAGTTTTTCATCTGCCATGAGGTTTTCCTTTGGTATTAATTATAATTTCAAAGTCAACTTATAACTACATTCCCAACCGGGAAATTACTTACTCAGAACAATATTGGCAAATGTTTCTAGTTACCACCAAATAAATTTACACGCACTGGTTTTTTTCCTTCATCCTTCTTCCAGTAGTAGCCTGACTGAAGTAATGAGATAAGTTCGTCCTGAGTTATTTTTATCGTATCAAACAGGTCAATTTTACTTCTATCAATACTAGGTTTGAATATATCCAGTGTTATTTTGCCCGGATCATAACTCTGACTTTCTATCATGATTGGCAGGTTGGTTAACTTTTTAGGCGTTAGTTGGTGATATGGAATAAAAACACCTGAAAAGAAACCATCAATAGTTGCAACCGGATCATAACCAGAAAAACACTCATATTTGACTTGTAGTACAACAGCATCTGGTATTTTTAAAAATTCACTCCACTCACTATAACCCAGTTTATCACTATAAAAGACATCACCTCTACCGAAAGAAAAAGAACTACCTTGCGTCCAATCCTCATATTGATGCTTATTAAAAACAAATTTAGTTAATTTTATATCTAGTGCATCACGGTGGGATTCTCTTATTGCAAAGCGCCAACCAGAGGCATAACCATCAACAAAACGAGCAATAAGGGCTGTGCTCCTGCGCGGTTCTCTGATAGTTCGAAATGTTGAAGTTACTTCATTGTGCAAATTTTCTATTTTTTCATTTATATCTTTTTCGTCAGATTCATAAGCCTCTGTCGATTCTATTGGAATCTCGCCTGTGTCAATAAATAACAAGAATTGATCTTTGGACAGAATAAAGCAGTTTTTCTCATTTGCCTGTTTTATTTTCTTCCATCCAGCATTAGGGCCACAACACAGGAAATATAATTTGGCTGTAATCCCTTTTCTGACTGACAGTCCTTTCTTTTCTGCGAGTGACTCTAGATCATCTTTAATCTCTTTAGAAAAACCTGTAAAACAAATCTCCAAACCACGAGGAGTATTTTTCTCACGTCGATCTTCAATCTTGAGATCTGCGATAGTTAAAGGACTAGCGGCAGAAATCATTTCTTCATTTGAAGAGTAAACATCCAGTACTCTTTCAAGTTTGAAGGTTCTAAAACCTTTCTTGTTGATGCAATACCCTTGAAGATAATTATCTTTATATACTGCATCGGCAACGTAATTATTAGACACCTCATTATTAGCATTAATATAAGTAAAGAATATTTCTTTCTCGTTTTTTGAAATCCATTCTTCAAATGTCATAAAAAGCCCTTCTATAAATAGCTATTTGATTTATCTATCTTTAGAGTTGAGATATTTTTTATGTTACTTATCGATACGTCTAACGAAAAAAAATAGCGCCCATAATTATTCCAGCAGTAAACACTGCACTGAAAATCAATGGTTCTGCTTTAAGTACATCTTGCCAGCTCTGGCGAGTATTAGGCGTGGTTTGACCGGGAACGGCCGAACACTGACGATCATCCAACCATGAAAGCGCCTGCTGAAGCTGCGATCGGGTCAGTTCAGTTAATCGTCCAGTACCGAAATGAATATGGCAGTAATGAATTAATTGCTGCCGCTGTTCTACCTGCTGAGTGTTCTTCAACAGCAGATGCACCAGCGCATTACTGGCATCTTTTTCCCGATATCTGTCGCGCAACGCCTGAAGATAACTGACCGCCGTTTGATACTGGTTGACCGTCATATCCTCAATGCTTTTGACGCCAATTTCAGCGTGAACGCGCTGCCACACTGAAAACCCCTCTTCATAGCCGCCGTCAGCAATTTCTTTTACCAGTTGGTTTAACTGCTTACGCTGCGCGGGAACCAGTGGGCGTTTTTCTTCATTGGCCGCCGGAATGGCGATATTGATCTTATCGACCGTGATGCTGCTTTCGTAAAAATCCCGCCCGGCTACCCGGTTTTCATTTCCATGAGATTCAACACTCATTCCTGGAGCGTTCCCTTATTTTTTGTTTTCGTGATAGTCCCTGCCAGCAACACGCTGGCCGCTACCGGTTATGTTTATTGATCCTGCTGATGCGGAACTGCCTGCCGTTAATGCGGCCAGTGCAGCGGCTTTAACCGCCAACGGCGCAACACGATAAATTTTTATCAGTTCTAATTCATCGTTAGATATGTCACCGAGATCAGGCGTCCGCTTTCCGGTAAGAATATACGAAACATCCATACCATACCGAGCACTGAGAAGAGCTAGAGTCACTCCGTCTGGAGCGGTTTCCCCTCTCTCATACTTGCCCCAAGTCCTTGTTGTCGTGCCTAGCTCTTCGGCAATCGCACTTTGACTTTTACCAATCGTTTCCCGCTCTTCGCGCAAACGCTCTCCAATAAGGAATAAAAATTCCTCTTTCGATGTTGACATAGGAAGTTTTCTTCACTAGATTGTGTTGAACAGGAACTTAGTGGATCACAACATACCATTATGACACAAGAAAATCATGATCAGCGGTCGCGTTTACCGCGAGGGATTGCATCACGCAGCCCTACTCCCATGAGGCTTTCCGACGATGAACGCGCCAGGCTGGCCGCGTTGGCTGAAAAAGAAAGCCGTTCCCTCTCCAGCATGGCGAGACTGGTTTTTCTCCGGGGGCTGGAGTCGTTTAGCGCTGAAGGATAGGCGATATGAGTAAAGGACTAACCATCAATATCAATGTCCCGACGCCGTATGTTTCTCTCAGGAAATACTCAGAATTAACCGGTATCCCCTTTGAAACCTGCCGGGGCATGGTAAAAAGCGGAAAAATCATTATCCGGCCAAAAGAAAAAGCAAACGAGAAAGTAGAGGTGAATCTCGTTGCCATGCTGCGCGATGCCATTGCCAGCAGTGAAATATAAAGGAGCCACATGGAGAATAAAAAATCAGGCCATCAATACGCAATAACACAATTAAGCAAACACACAAATGTATATCGGGGCTTCTCAATTATTAAATGCCCCCGAACAGCATTAAACCCGATTACCCGATATCGTGTTAGTCAGGCTGGGCAGTCTTACGGTTTATTTGATGCACTGGCATTAGCCACCGGTTATATCGATAACCTTTACACAGCGAGGCGATAATATGATTTCCATAGCTCGTCTATTAACTTCTCAGTCACCATCACCAGTAATACCTAATCAGGGTAAAGGCTGGCTGGAACTGCCAAACGGCCAACGCGTTAAGCCGTCCGTTAATCAGGTCTATTTCGCACCCTGGAGCCAAAAGCCCTACATGCCAGCACCTAAGCAAAAGCGCCGTTGGTTTTCCCGCCTCATGGGTATTGCGGCGTAGCGTCATGGCTAATACCGAACCCGCTCGCGCCATTCCGCTGAGTATCGCGGAAAGAACAGACGGGCTAAACCACATAGCCATGCTGCGAGGGAAACACTTCAAGACAAACAGTGAGAAAGAAATGTGCCGCTTTATTGATGATATGCGGGACAAGATTGATGACGATTACCATAAGAATATGCGCGTACTGTCGGCAATATTTGAATTAGCAGATATTGATAAGGAACGGCATCACCTGAAATTTAATGAACTGACAACTGACGAAAAAGAAAGGCTGATTAAAGCAATGAATAAGCTCCGCGCAGTTGTGAGTTTATTCCCCAAAAACTTAATTCTTCCACTGTAATAAAAACCCCAATTTTAGGCGTAAACCCGCCGGGCTTTCTATTACCTGAAAAAAGGAAACCGCAATGAAAAATGACGAAGTAACACCCATGACTGTCGCCGCTGATGGCGCACTGGCTGAGCTGCTGAAAAAAGCCAGACTGGAGGAACGCAAAGACCAGCATTTGTCCTTCTCTGTACGTCTTGCCGCGCTGGCTATCCATGCCCAGCAAAAAAGCCTGTCTGCCGCCGAAGTGGTGGAGCTGATGCGCCAGGAATCAGAACGTTTTGAGCACTCTGTTCAGGGGTTGAACTGATGGACTCCATGGACATAGCTCAGGAGCGCGAAGCGTTCATCCGTGAAACACAAATCCAACAGGCCCGGCAACAGTCGGGCTGTGCCGTTTCTGCATTCATCTGTGAACGCTGTGACGCCCCTATCCCTGAAGCCCGTCGCGTGGCCGTTCCGGGTGTGCGTCTGTGCGTGTACTGCCAGGGCGATGCAGAACTTAAAAACAAACACTATCGGGGTGCTTTATGAGCATTATTGCCACACCGCTGAAATGGGTCGGCAGCAAGGCCCGCGTGATGGATATCCTGCGCGAACATTTACCGGCTGGCGATCGTCTGGTTGAGCCGTTCGCCGGGTCGTGCTCGGTCATGATGAATACCGATTACCCGGAATACCTGATTGCTGACATCAACCCTGACCTGATTAACCTGTATCAGGTCATCAAAGAGGATTTGAAGGAGTTTATTGATACTGCAGAAGGTCTGTTTCGCACGGCGAATACAGCAGAAAGCTATTACCGCTTCCGTCAGGTATTTAACCGCAGCAAAGAGAATCGCACCACCTCAGCGGCACTGTTCCTTTATCTGAACCGGCACGGTTACCGGGGCGTTTGTCGATATAACCGCGCCGGTGGGTTTAACGTTCCTTACGGGCATTATGCATCGCCTTATTTTCCATTGGCCGAGATTCATGCATTTGCCGAAAAAGCCCGCCGTGCAAAATTCATCTGTGCTGCGTTTGGCGAAACATTGCAACTGATCCGCCCCGGCGATGTGGTGTATTGCGATCCGCCATACATCCCGCAAACACCAACAGCCAGCTTCACCAGTTATCACACCGATGGTTTTACCCACAATGATCAGTATGACTTGTGCAGCGAGTTATCGCGCCTGTCCGAACGTGGGATACCTGTCATCGCGTCCAACAGCGACACTCACCACGCACACAGCCTTTACCACAGGTTTGATATCTACCGTTTCACCGCGCCGCGTAGCGTCGGTGTTGCGGCTGGGGAGAGCAAGCAGGCCGGGGAAATCATTGCTAAGCGTCTGCCGGTTCCTGCTGCCCGAAGCCTGTCGAAAGTTTGCGACGGGTGCGGCTATGAAGGTGGTGGGCACTGCCCTGACTGTGGGCCAGTTATGGGTGATGCCACCTATCAGGAAATGGTGGCATCCGGCGCGTTGAACGCGGAGCCGTTCTGAATGCCTGAACAGTGGGCCTACCCTTGGAACGCTCCACGCCCGGCGATCTCCGCACCGTCGGGCGTGGCTGATCTTCGATCTCCTCTATTCGTTACCGATGCTGAACCGCATCCCACCGTCACACGTTATCTGAGCCGGATGGTTAAACGCGCTTTGGCAGTGCCAGGTGATGACCAGAATCTTAATCAGGCCGTAGCACAGTTGGAGCACCAGGAGCCGAACGGCACCCAGTTGCTTATCCGTCGCGGTCTGGCGGAAATAGTACGCCGGGATCATCAGAAAACGCTAAGTGACTGGATGAAAACACCGGAAGGCGTGGAAGCCCGCTTGCACGAACAACCGTTTTTTATCCGTGACGTTTACCGCCAAAAAATCGAATGGCTACGAGCGAACCGCGAGCCGCGACACATCAGCGCCTTTTTCATGGGAACCGTGAAAAAAGCCCTGCTGCGTCTGGATGCTGTGCGTATGCAGCAAGGTGTGCGTAATGGCTTTGCATCGGAACTGGCGGCCTATTGGGGGCCGCGTTGGGTGCATCTGGCCGGGTTTACCAGGCATGAGGTGATCAATGCCGCGCATACCCTTGCGGCCGCCATCGCCGAAATGTTTGAAACCGAGTGCGGCCACACATCGCCGGAAAACATGACCGACAATGAAATTCAGTGGCTGTATCGCCATCTGGGGCGCGAACTGCTGGCATTGCGTGTAACGCCACCATGCTGGGGGTTGGTTATCGGCGATGAACAAGCCCGGCACCGCATCTATTCCGCCATTTTACGCATCACTTCACCTGAATGGTGGGGGCGGAAACTGTGGCGACTGCGTTGTGAATGGCGGGAAAATCAGTTTCGCGCCATCGGCGTGATCCACAAAAAACGAATGCCGTATGTCAGCCTTGATGCCCTCAACCAGTGGCAAGAGCAACGCCGCAAAAATCGTGTTTTCATCCAGACTCATGAACTGGTTGATGAAGATGGCAACATCACATCACTGGAAAACATGGTGTACGGCAGTATCAGTAATCCGGCTATCCGTCGTCATGAGCTGATGACCCGCATGGCCGGTGTTGAAATGGTGGCAATCGCGCGGGGTGATGAAGGTGTTTTCCTTACTATCACCTGCCCGTCGCGTTACCACGCTAACATCCAGAACGGTCATCAAAACCCTAAATGGGATCATGCTTCTCCTCGTCAAGGGCAGCGGTATTTGTGCCGCACCTGGGCGCGTGCCATGTCTGCGTTGAATCGTCGCGGCTTGCGCCCTTATGGCTTTCGCGTTGCCGAGCCGCACCACGATGCTACCCCGCACTGGCATGTGTTGCTGTTTATGCCACCTGCCGACAGAAAGGCCATCACTGATATCTTGCGTGAATATTTTATTACTGAAGACCGTGCGGAGCTGGGGCGCAACACCGGCGCACGATTCAAGGCTAAAAAGCTCGATCCAAGAAAAGGAAGTGCTACGGCTTACGTGGCGAAGTACATCAGTAAAAATATCGACGGTTACGCGCTGGATGGCGAACTGGATAACGAAACCGGCAAGCCATTACGCGAAACAGCAAAGTTTGCGATGGCCTGGGCATCACAACATAACATCCGACAGTTTCAGCCGTTCGGTCTGCCGCCGGTAACGGTATGGCGTGAACTGCGTCGCCTGGCAAACCAACTGACCACTGCCCAGAAAGAAAACGGCACGATTAAACGCGGGGCCGCACAGCTTGCTGACCCGGCAATGGATGCCGTGCTGGCATCGGCTGACGCCGGTTGTTTTGCCACGTACATCGAAAAGCAAGGCGGCGTGTTGATCCCACGCGAACGCTACACCGTGCGCATTGCCTATGAAGACGCTGACGAACAAAACACCTACGGCGAGACACCGGAAAAAATCTTCGGTGTGTTCTCTCCACGTCTGGGGGCGATATCCCGTATCTGCACCCGGTTAATCAAGTGGAAAATCCGAAAGAAGCAGTCCGCTGACGATGGTACCAGCATTGGCACCGGGAGTGGTTTGGCCGTTACGTCGCCAACCGGCGACGCTTGGAGTTCTGTCAATAACTCTACGGGCGATGAAAAAACATCCATTCCAACAGGTATAGACGGGGATGACTATGGTAGTTGTGAACTGCCAGATGGAGAGCCTGGCGATACATCCGCTCAAACCTTCGCCGACTTCGAGCGCATGACAGACCCGGAACGCCGGGCGCTGCTGTCCAGGTTACGAACTCAACCGCCGGATCGGCGGAATAATCAACACTCGTCCACTACTCAACGGAACACATCGGCTGAAAAACAGGTGGTTGGCAAACTGCCGGACGAGTGGCGAGCCAGTATTGCCGATTTCGCCCGCTCAATCGGCTGGGATATCAACACCGGTGAGTTGCAGCGACTTGCGGCAGGCAATGCGATCACATTTGCCGATCATTCCTATGTCGCCAGTACTGATGGTTGCCTGTACCGCACGCAGACGAGAAAGCAAAAAGAAACGGAATATCAGGATAAAGCAACGGCATTGCTGCAACGCATCGCCGTGTTACGTGATGTTTCATAGTCATAACCGGCTGTGCTGGCCAGAGTCAAAACGACTGCGCTGCAGTACAGATAAAAACATCTATGTGGTACCACAAGGGGGAGTTATGGCAATGCCAGCAGGTAAAGAAGTGCCTAAATACACAATTAAAGAACTGAAATTAATGGGTGTTTCATCGCGATTACAGACCATCATGATCAATGAAAATTTAACACCAGGTGAGCTTGTAGGGTGTGCTGAATCTGTCAGGAATGGCTACCAAGCTTTGAAATGTGAAGGGATGACCGCTGTTGACGGTGAATTACGGTGCTCATTCTGTAATGTACCGAGGGCTGAAGCTAAGAAACTCGTTGTCGGGCTGGGGAATGTATGTATCTGTGATAAGTGCGTTTGGCTTTGTGTCGGAATACTCAAACCAGATACGGAGGCAAAATAATGGGCTATCTGGGGAGTAAGGCCGCGTCTGGCGCATATCAGAAAATTATCGCGGCGATGCCTCCGCATGATACGTACATAGAAACGCACCTGGGCGGCGGCGCAGTGATGTTGAGAAAGCCGCCGGCATTGCGGAACGTCGGGATAGATATCGATGAAGACGCATTGAAAAATTTCGCGTTTACGCACAAGTTAGCAAACGTCAACCTGGTGCGCCGTGATGCGGTGGAATATCTGAGTATGTTCGACTTTTCTCGCGCGGGCCGAGTACTGATTTATGCAGATCCGCCCTATCTGCCCGAAACCCGCACCAGTCGGAACAGTTACCGCTACGAATACACCGCCGATGACCACCGGGCATTAATCGCCAAGCTGCGACGTGTCCCGGCCAGCGTGATGGTTTCAGGCTACCCTTCCGCGCTTTATGATGAACTGTTGTATGACTGGCGCGCTATTGAGTTTCAGGTGATGACGCGTGGCGGTGTCAGGACGGAAAAGCTATGGATGAATTATCCAGAGAGCGCGGCATATAGCGCGTCGTTTGCGGGGCAAGACTATATCGATCGGCAACGCATCAAACGCAAGGCGGAGCGTTGGGCAGCAAAGTATCGGGCAATGCCCCCGGCTGAACGGTTAGCAATAATGGCCGAAATAATGAAAATAGACGGCGAGGCATAAGATGATTAGATTTTTAATTAGACAATTATTGCATTAATTAGATAAATATCTTATTATCAGTTCATCCCAAGCGGATATGCTCTTTAAAAACCGAGGAAACAGATGGTAAAGGTAATCTGGACAAGGAAAGCGTTGAAACAACGTTCAACGATAGACCGAAGATATCAGGGCACCATTAGTGAGAAAGTCGCCGAGTTGGAGAATTTTCCCGCTGTCAAACTCGATATTACCGCGTTGAAAGGTGAGGCCGGTAAATTTAGGTTACGCGTGGGAGATTACAGAGTTATTTTCGAGATCATTAAGGGTGAACCTGTTATTTGCGAGGTGCAGGCGGTCAAGCGCAGAACCTCAACAACTTACTGACTATCAGGCGGGGTAGCCCGCCAGTTTCCTTATGACATACACCGCGACTCACTGACACCCGGATGAAATTATGTCAAAACTACAATTTATCAATGACGTGAACGGCAAGCCTCAGTTTGTAGTGCTGCCAATCGGCGAATATGAAAAGTTGATGTCTGATAGCGATGCAGGCTATGAAGAGATCCCTTATCTTGCTGATGAGCATGATAACGAAACCGTGCCTAACGACGTAGTAGAAATCATGTTTCGTGACGATATCAGCCTGCTCGCTGCGTGGCGTGTTTATCGTGGGCTGTCTCAGTACGATGTCGCTGAACGGCTGGGTACAACACAATCAGCAGTTTCGCAATGGGAAGCGAAAGATTCGCGACCGCAAAAGAAAACCCGTCAGAAGCTTGCTGAACTGTATGGATGCCGTCCTGAACAGATGATTTTGTAAATTTATAACCTTCTCTGAAACCTGCTTCGGCAGGTTTTTTTTGCCCCAAATGCGCCGCACAAACCCGCACAATTTTGCACAACTTTTTTGATGCTATTTTTCCCCTTTCCGCCCGGTACGCACGCGCACCGGGCCGGTTTCTGCACTTGCACAAAAAATGAAGCGAGAGCAGCGCGCAGGTGACGGGGGAACAGCCCCCGCTTTGGGGGGAGGCAGGGATCGCCTTTGATGTGCCGAATCCGGCACATTTTCCGCCCTGCTGCGTGCGTATTTCCCTTCGGGAGACGCGGCGCGGCATCCGGTGAGAGCGCCCGATGGCGTGGCGCTGATGCGGTTTTATGTGGGTGGGAAATGGTGGCGTTAGCCGTTGATCTGAAAAGAAATTGCGTGCGGGTAGTGTGAAAGTTTTTGAATAAAAACCGCCGCGTGAGTGCGGCGGCAGGGGCAGGATATCACTCGGCTTTCAACAGGGCGTAAGGGTTAAAGCGGATCACCTCCATCCCCAGCCAGTCATTCACATGCTTCAGCGCTTCCATCACCGGCATCAGTTCGTTGATAGCGAACACCCGCGCGGCTTTCTCCACATCACCAAAGGAGCCGTTGCCTTCCGGCATTGCGCCCATCAGTTGCGGCGGCACACGGTGCGCCGCCAGAATGTCATCACGCGTTACTGATTTGATATTCAGGAATTCATCTTTGGCAGATATCTGGCTGAAGGGAATAATCTGTACCCCTTTTTCACCGCCGCCCGGCGCATGTAACAGCAGGTTTTTAAACGCGCCTTTACCGCGCGCTTCCTTCAGCGTTTTCTTCACATTATCCATGCTTTCGGTATCCACCTGGGATGCGCCGATGTAGATAATGCACCCGGCGTGCGAACCGTTGTCATAGTAGAGCTTGCGGAACATATCGGCAGAGTGTGACAGGCTGGCCGACAGCAGCGCGCCCATGTATTCCGGCATACCGTATATCTCCTGGTGAATATCCGGGTTGATGACGTGGCACACGCTGTCGGTATCAAACGTGTGTTCATCTTTCCACTGCCGGATAAACCAATAGGTATTCAGGTCGCTGCCGCGCCGGGTGTACTTGGCCGGAACGTGGCGCAGGGCCAGCACGCCGCCCAGCCGGTTGACCCGTCGTTCAAGATAACCGTTGCCGAAAACAAACCAGTCGAGCACGAAGGCGGAGAACGCCTGACGCGACAATAGCGGGTGCGGGATAAAGCACCCGGTCAGCGCATTGCGTTTGAAGTACAGCGCGGACTGGTGCCATGACGCACTACCAAACGCGCGAGCCAGCCCGTACCAGTCCACCGGGGTGTCGTAATAACGGCCATTGTCGGCGCAATACATATTATCCAGCAGGTCATGGCCATCCCTGACCGGATAGGGGCCGTCAAAGGTAAACGCGCTCAGCCCCGGATCGCTTTTCAGGGCCGCGGCCATATCTGGCTGACTAGCGGTAACCACCCGGCGTGTGCCGGGTTTATCTTTTCTTTTCATCAGAACTCCATCGCAAAGCCACCGCCGCCTTGCTCCTGGCCGAGCGGTTCATTGATGACGGCCAGCATGGTTGCCCAGGCCAGATCGCCATGATTAGAGCCGCGTGCGCGGTCGGTGTCGTAAGTCATGATGCCGCCTGGCGTCTTGACGCGCCGCACGGCGTTGAACGCGTTGATCAGTGCCTGCTCGCTGCGGTCGTATTCCCAGCGACCAGCACGAATGACCTGAAGCATTTTCAGCACTAGGGCGCGTTTGGATGACACCGACATCAGGAAGCACACCGCCGCCGGGAAGAATTTCTTAACAATCTGGTAGACCGCTTCACCGATACCGGTGCCATCGATGGCGATATGCTGCACGTTGTATTTGAAGGTCAGTGCCTCGATAACCTTCGCCTGCTCTTCGAACTCCAGGCCACGTATCTGCTGGGTTTCGATGGTGCGGAATTTGCCGCCCGCCACCAGTGGCGGTACCACCACTGAGATCGCGCCGCTGTCGCCGTTACCGCTACTGCCGTTGGCGTCATAACCAACCCAGACGCCGCGATCAGCCATCGGGCGTGACGCGAAAGGTTTCCAGTCCGGCCACTCGTCGTAACCGTCGGCACCGCAGCTAAATAACAGGTTGAGGTTAAAGGCGGACTCACCATCACGGACGAACTCGCAGCCGTACAGGTTGTTGTATTCATCCGGGTTGTTTTCGTCGCGGATTTCTTCCAGGTCGGTGTATTCCCAGCCGTGATCGATGACATCCTGTAGCGTCACAATCTGACGCCAGGTTTTATCCGGGCATAGCAAACCGCTATTGAGTGCTTTCCATGACACATCAAACGCGACCTTTTGCGCCTTACTGCGCTTCTCATTCCAGCGTGCGCCTGTCCAGAACGGGTAGGCTTCATGGGTTTCACTCGATGGGGTGGAAAAGTAGGTGCGCGTCAACCCCTTCAGGGTCGCCATCGCCCCGGCCACCTTGCGCAAGTTGGCAAAGTTACTGACCCAGAAAAATTCATCGAAATACAGGTTGCCGGTGTAGGACTGCGCCGTCGCGGCAGACGTCCCCAGAAAATGCAGCTCAGCCCCGTTGCTCAGGACGATTTTGTCGCCGCCTTTTAGTTCGACGTCCACCTCTTCCGCCACCTTCTGGATAAAGCCCCGGAACTGGTGTGCCTGACGGCGCGAGGCAGAAAGAAAAATCTGGTGGCGCTGATAAGGGTAAGCCACGTCATCACGCAGCGCCCGCAATAACGCTTCACGGGCAAAATACCAGGTGGCACCAATCTGGCGTGACTTCAGGATCATGCGATTTCGGTGGTGACGTTGCTCATACCAGCCGTTTTGATGCCAGGCCAGTGAGTCGAGAATGTTGGTTCGCAACGCGGAAATCTGTTCGTCAGAAAAGTGATTTTTCACCTTGCGCTGGCGGGGTTTCTTGCCGCCTGCGGCATTGCCCGGCTGGCCGTCATTCAGCGTTTTCAACTGCCGGGTCAGCGCGTCCATTTCCTTCAGGTCGCCACCGGTTTTAGTCGGCTTCTGGGCCAACTGGCACAACCGTGCATCGATAGAATGCGTCACGCGCTGGATAGGCGGCGTTTCGTCCCATTCGTCGCGCTTTTTCCAGGCGTACACCGTGTTTTGATTAATCCCCATCAGGCGCGAAATTTCCGCTGGCGGGTAGCCCTGCCAGTAAAGCTGTTTTGCTCGCTGCCGTACAAATGCGTCCTGAATCATGCGCGGTTTCCCCCTTTGCCGGGAAGATTACCCCGCGCGCGATCCGCCTTTCGCTCACTTTCGGCTCTGGCCCTCCGCCGACAACAAAACAGCGTTGAGACAGGGAGTTAGGCTCTGCAATCATGATGTCACAGATACCACAGGACAGGACTACAGGCATGAGCGGTACAGCTAAACCGACCCGCAAAAAATTCCGGGTTGCCGTCTCCGGCTCCACCGTTGACGGGCGTGAAATCGGACGCGACCACCTCTATGCAATGGCGGAAAGCTACAACCCGCAGGTATACGGTGCCCGCGTTAACGTTGAGCATATTCTTTCTCCCTATCCGGGCAGTGATTTCAGTGCGATGGGTGATGTTATTGCGCTAAGCGCGGAAGACATCACCGACGGCCCGCTAAAAGGCCGTGCCGCGTTGTATGCGGAAATCGAACCCACCGAGCGAATGAAGCAGCTCACCGGCGAAGGGAAGAAGATTTATTCCAGTATCGAAATCGACCCGCAGTTTGCCGCGACCGGCAAGCCGTATCTGCGCGGCCTGGCGATGACGGATACCCCGGCCAGCCTGGGCACCGATCGCCTGAAATTCGCCGCACAACAACGGGCACAGGTGCAGGCATTCAACAATCTGCCCGGTGAGCCGGTCATGTTCACCGAAGCGATGGAAGCGGAGCTGGTCGAGCTGTCCGAACAGCGCAGCGACGAGGGGAAGCAATGGTTTTCCCGCGTGATGGGGATTATCGGCAAAGGCCGTAAATCGGACAGTGAGCAGTTTAACCAGATGCGTGAGGCGGTGGAAAACGTTGCCCAGTCCCATGCTGACCTGCTGGACAGTTTCAACACGTTGAAAACCCAACAACAGCAGGACAGCCGAACCATTCAGACGCTGACCAGCGAACTGGCCGCACTCACGCAAAAGCTGGCGACGCAGGATAACAGTTACAGCCAGCGCCCAGCAGCCAGCGGCGGCAACAGCGGCGCGCAACTGGCTGACTTTTAAGTACCGTTAAGCGAGACAAGCGAACATGGAAAACACGACCCGTAACCTTTTTGATCAGTATATTTCACGTCAGGCGCAGCTTAACGGGGTGCAGCCGAATGCCGTGGCGATGACCTTCAGCGTCGAACCGGCCATCCAGCAGCGTATGGAGCAGGCCGCACAGGAAAGCGATGAATTCCTGAAACAGATTAACGTGTTTGGCGTGAAGGATCAGGAAGGTCAGAAAATCCTGATCGGTAGCAAAGGGCCGATTGCCAGCACCAATAACAGTAGCGATGGCACGTCCCGCCGCAACCCGACTGACAACCATTCCAAAGAGCCTAACGACTATCATTGCCGTAAGGTGAATTATGACTCGGCAGTCAGCTACCCGCAGTTGGATGCCTGGGCATCGCAGCCGAACTTTCAGGCGCTGATCAGCCAGGCCAATGCGCGGCAAATCGGCCTTGACCGCATCATGATCGGTTTCAACGGTACCACCTATGCCGAGAAATCCAACCGTAGCGCCAATCCGCTGTTGCAGGATTGCGGTGTCGGCTGGCTGCAAAAAATCCGCAACGATGCGGGGCACCGCATTATCAAAAACGTCACGCTGACCGCCCGCGACGAAGACAACAAGATTGTCGCCAAAGGCACCTACGGCAACCTCGACACCGCTGTGTTTGACGCCAAAAACAGCCTGCTGGATCCGTGGCATCGCAGGGCACCGGATCTGGTGGTGATCATGGCGTCTGACCTGCTGACGTCCAGTAATTTTCCGCGCCTCAATGCGCTGAGCCAGAGCAACCCCAATACCGAGTTGCTGGCCGGTCAGTTGATTGTCAGTCAGGAGCGTGTGGGCGGCCTGCCGACCTTCCTGGCACCGTACTTCCCGTCCAACGCGGTGCTGATCACCTCGTTCAAAAATCTGTCGGTCTATTACCAACTGGGGGCGCTGCGCCGCAGCATCGTTGAAGAACCGGAGTACAACCGGGTCGCCACCTACCAATCGTCCAACGACGACTTTGTGGTGGAGGACTACGGCAAGGTGGCCCTGATCGACGGGATTCAGTTTGCGCAGGCAGCAGGCGACGGCCAGTAACAGCCAGGCGGGGTAATACCCCGCCCCAACCGGAGAACACACCATGCTGACACCGGCACAACGACATTTTCAGCGGGTCATGGCCGAGCGCCGGGGCCAGGCGGACACCGAAACGGCGGTGTCACGCACTGCCCATGAGCAAATCCTTCACCGTCTGCGCCTGCATCAGGCCACGCTGAAACAGGTGCAATCTGATGCGACCAAAGCAGAGATGAAAAAAGCCATGCTGCCGGAATATGACGGCTGGATTGATGGCACGCTGGAAGGCGACAGCGGCCGACAGGATGAAGTGATCGTCACCCTGATGGTATGGGCGATTGACTGCCAGGATAGCGCACTGACACTGAGGCTGGGGCGTTACGTCGTTAAGCATGGCCTGTCTTTGCCTGCCGACAAGTTCCGCCGCGATGCGGTAACGGTACTGGCTGAGGAAGTGAGCAACCCGGTGTTGACGCTGGCAACCACCGATGCAGATGCCGACCTGAGCGGGTATACCGCCGTGCTGGATGAAGTGGCCGCGATTGTGGATGGCAAAGACATGCCGGATGAAGTGCGCGCCAAGTTGTGCAAAGCCCGCGCCTTCTCACGCCGTGCGGCAGTGGATGCACAAACCAAAGCTGAGGCACTGACACTGTTCCGGGAAGCGATGGCCCGCAATCCGAACGCGGGAGTGAAACGGGAGATCGCCACCCTGACGCGGGAGCTGAAAAAGCTCATGCTGGGCAGCAGTAACGAGCCGGAAGACGGCCCACCCGGCGACGATGAAACGACCACGGAGACACCGCCTGCGGCTTCAGCCGACGCCACGCAGCCAGCGGTAAAAAAAGCCGCCGTGCGTAACACCACGGCGCGGAAAACCACACGGCCGACGGGCAAAAGTAAAGCCGCCCGTCAGTCTGCCAAACGTTAACGACTTCGGCCCCGTCCGACAGGCGGCGCGCCGGGTGATCTGCCCGTATACGGTCTTTTTGCCCGGTGCCCACCGCCTGACTTTTGGGAGAGTTGAGCATGAGCCTGGTAGCTCAAAAACGTGTCAGCGACAGCGGTGACGTACCGGAGATTGACGACGGCGCGGCGGCAGTCAGCGCCGGGGAGTTCTGGCCGGTGATCGTCCTGCGTGATCTGCGCCTGGCCGCCCGCATCACCGGCGGTATCACCACCACCCGCCTGATGCACGTCACCACTGAAGCGGTGGTGCATGTGACTGACCAGCTGGCGAGCTGGCAGCAGACGCAACAGGCCACCGGATATGCCGCACTGGCGGATGTCCCAGCCAGACAGGTCAACGGCGAAAGCATCAAGGTGTACCGCTTCAGGCGTGCGGTTTATGCCATCGCCCGCGCGCTACTGCTGGAGGGATACCGCGATGTGGATACCACGGCCAAAGGCGACAAGGCAACAGACACCTTTGACAACCAGCGTGACGATTTATGGCGTGATGCGCGCTGGAGCATCGCCGATATACGCGGTGCCCAGCGGCTTTTTGCGGAGTTGTGCTGATGGTGGTCCGGGCGCTTCAGGGCGATACGGTGGACTTGCTCTGTTATCGACATTACGGCACATCCGCCGGTGTCACCGAGCAGGTGATCGCCGCCAATCCGGGGTTAAGCCGCCAGATGTTTCTGGCAGCCGGGCAGGCTATCACGCTGCCTGATATTCCCCGTCAGACAGAACAGGAAACGGTGCAGTTATGGGATTAAACGATCTTCAGCGCCTCAATGATGGGGTGACCTATGGCCTGTCCGTGATGGTGACCGGCATCGGGGTGATGACCGTCAGTGAAAAAGTTGCGCTGGCGGGCCTGGTTATCGGTGTTGTCACCGCGTGGCGTGCCTGGTTGTTCCGGCGTCGTATCGAGCGCGCACAGCGACGCCGCAATGAACTGATTGAACAGATTTTACAGCAGTCCGAGCGCCGCACGCTGAATACGTCGGAACGCCGTGCGGTGGCTATTTTGCATCAGGGTGACGTTGACGATGAAAACCGCGATTAAACGCTGTTCGATTGCGCTGATTGTGGCGCTCGGTATCACGCTGTCCCCCGGTACCCTGCGCACGTCGCCGGAAGCACAGCAGAAAACGGCCAGTTGGGAAGACTGCCGTGCGTCGCCGTATTACTGCCCCGCTGGCGTGCTGACGGTGGGTATTGGCTCTACCGGTAACGTGCAAAACCGGCCGTACAGCAATGACGAGATCGCCCGACGCTGGGTTAACGACATGCAGCGGGCAGAGAATTGCGTCAACGGTAATTTTAATGGTGCTGCCATGCCGCAATCGGCGTTCGAAGCCATGACCGACACGGCGTTTAACCTCGGTTGCAGTGGCCTGATGTGGTTTACCAACCGGCAGGGCAGCAAGCAGCGTACCACCATCTGGAAACATGCGCAGGCGCACGAATGGCCTGCAATGTGTGAGCGGCTGACCGATTTTGTCAACAGCGGCGGCCAGCGCTCCACCGGGCTGGTCAATCGTCGCAGCGACTTTAAAGCCTGGTGCCTGCGTGATCTGGCGGGTGTGCCATGAAGCTGACCGCCACCCTTGCCGTGCTGCTGGTGCTGGCCGTCAGTGGTGTGCTCTGGCAAACCTACCAACGCGGCATTGACCGGGCACATACCGAGGCACTGACCGACAGCGCTCAACAACAGCGCGAGCTGTTAACCGAATTTCGGGCACTGGCCGACGATGCCAGAAACGTGCTGGCACAGGTGCGCGAGCGTGAGCAACAACGTTATGCCGAAGGGGAAGAACGCCGTGAAAAGATGCGTGAGGGGATGCAGCCCGATACGTGCGCTAACACTGTGGTGCCTGTTGCTGTCAGCGACAGCCTGCAAAAACGCGCCGCCGCCGTCCAGCGTGCAGATACTGCACGACCCGGTACCGCCCAGCCTGACGGCACCCACACCGACGCCCGTACTGAAAACACCGGTGACCTGGGGCACGGTCGCGCTCTGGAGTGATCAGCTTTTGGATGCGCTGGACACCTGCAACGCAGACAAGGCCGCCATCAACGATGTATACCTGCGTCGCCTTCAGCGCCTGAAGGACGCCGCCACACCATAGGGGAATGCTCATGCTGAAAACCGATTCGCTGCGTGATGCGCTGACGGTATCCAATACCTGGTGCCGGGCCAACCCGGAAGCCTTCACGGTATTTGTGGAAGAAGGCGGTATTGAAACCACCGGGGAAACACCGTCGTTTCTGTACCGCTACTCGCTGGTGCTGTTCGTGATGAACTTCACCGGTGATATCGACGATTTCACCTTACCGTTAATGGCCTGGCTGTGGCAGAACCAGCCCGACCTGTTGCTGAACCCGCAGAAGAACCGCGAGGTGAAATTCACCACGCTTATCAACAACGACGACAGCGCCGACATTCTGTTTGAAATCCCGGTGCGTGAGCGGGTTAAGGTCACGCGGGTCGATAACGGCATCCTGCGTGCCGAACACCTGCCTGAGCCTCGTCCGCGCCTCACCGGCGGGGTATGGGATACGGTGCTTGACGATGCCACCGGGGAGACAGCGACATGACGGATAAACTGTTTCACGCACTGGATCAGGTGTTTGATGACATCCTTTCCGGCCTGTCACCCGCCGGGCGGCTGAAAACAGCCCGTCAGGTCGGGCAGGCACTGCGCCGCAGTCAGCAGCAGCGCATCAGGGCGCAGAGGAACCCGGACGGCTCGGCCTATGCGACCCGCCGCCGCAAGGTGTTGCGCTCGCAGCAGGGAATGATTTTTGTCTGGGAAGGCCAGGTGCGCCACCTGAAAAACTGGCACGGTGGCCGGGGAAAATATGGCCGCACGATCACCGGCTTTGATGAAGACCGCGACGCTATCCGCACGTTTTACCGCAGCGATATTGAGCGTTATATCGAGATCAACACGCAGGCGGTACGCCGCACAACCAGCAAGAAAGACCCGATGTTCAAGCGTCTGTGCAGCTATCGCTTTCTCAAAATGCAGGCCGATACCGACGGGGCCAGCGTCGGCTTTGGTGGTATCGCCGCCCGTATCGCTCGCGTGCATCAGTATGGCGAGCGTGACAAAGTCGGGCCGGGTGCCTTTGCCCGCTACCCGGTGCGGGAACTGCTGGGGATCTCCCCGGCTGATGAGCGACTGATCCATGAAACGGTGATCAACAGTCTGGGGAGTGCTGCCACATGAGTGCTGAACTGATGCGATTACTGGAAAACCTGTTGCGTGTCGGCGTTGTCACGGCGGTTGACCCGGAAAGCTGGCGGGTGCGCGTTAAGAGCGGTGAATTGCTCACCGACTGGCTACGCTGGAACACCTCGCGTGCCGGGGCGTTTAACGTCTGGTTCCCGCCTGCTGTCGGGGAACAGGTGTTGCTGGGTTGCCTCGGCGGTAACCCGGAAACCGCCGTGATCATCGGTAGCCTTTTCAGCGAGGCCCACCCGGCACCGGGCAACAGCCTGAAGGAAATTGTGATCACCGCGCCGGACGGTGCCCGGTTTCGGTATGACGCCGTGGCCGGCGCGCTGGACGCAACCGGCATGAAAACTGTCAACGTGGTAGCCTCGGTCAGCGTCACACTGAGCACGCCGGTGGTGGAATGCACTCAGCACCTGAAGGCCCGCACCGTCGAGATCACCCACGGCGGCACCCTGGCCGGTAACGTGGTACATGCTGGCGGCGCGATGACCTCTAACGGCGTCCAGGTGGATAACCATCGCCACGGCGGCATTCAGACCGGTGGTAGCTGGACGAGTGGCACACAATGACCGCGACCTATACCGGCATGAATCCACATGGCACCGGCACCCTGACCGATGCCGATCAGCTCTGGCAGTCGGTGCGCGACATTCTGACTACGCCGCTGGCATCCAGAGTGATGCGCCGGGATTACGGCAGCCTGATCCCCGACCTGTTGGATGCGCCGCAGAATGCGGTGACGCGGCTTCAGTTAATGAGTGCAGCCGTTATTGCCCTGACGCGCTGGGAGCCGCGTATCTCGCTGAATGCCGTCGATATTCGTTATTCAGCATCGGGAACGGTGGAAGCGGAGTTATCAGGGTTGATTACCGAAACGATGCAGGCGGCCAGCTCTACCCTTACGCTCAGGAGTCACGGTGATGGCGACGGTTGATTTATCGCAGTTACCCCAGCCGCAGATGATTGAAGTGCTGAACTTCGAAGTCATCCTTCAGGATGTGAAAGCGGTGATGATTGCCGCCTTTCCAGCCGCTCAGCAGGCGTCTGTGACCGCTGCGCTGGCGCTGGAGTCTGAGCCGTTAACCGTGATAGCGCAGGTGATCGCCTACCGCGAGATGATGCTACGCCAGCGGATTAACGAAGGCGCAGAAGCCTGCCTGCTCAGTCATGCCGTGTCATCCGATCTGGATAATCTGGCGGCCAACCTGAACACCCAGCGACTGACCATTACCGAAGCGACCGACACCGCCGATGCCGTGATGGAAGGTGACAGCGCGCTACGTTTACGGGCGCAGGCAGCCTTTGAAGGGCTGAGCGTGGCGGGGCCAACCGGTGCGTATGAGTATTTCGCCAAAAGTGCCAGCGGCAAGGTAGCGGATGCCAAGGCGAGCAGTCCGTCCCCGGCGGTAGTGGTGGTGTCGGTGTTATCCACCGAGGGTGATGGCAGCGCTTCGGCTGACTTGCTGGCGGCTGTCGATGCCGCGCTGTCCGCCGATGATAAACGCCCGGTTGGTGACCGCCTGACGGTGCAAAGCGCCGTGATTGTACGTTATGCCATTACAGCGGTGTTGTACCGCTATCCGGGGCCGGAATCGGAGCCGATCCAGCAGGCGGCACAGCAGGCGTTAACGTCATGGCTCGGTACGCAGGGGCGCATCGGGCGCGATGTGGCTCGCTCGGCCATTATGGCGGCGCTGCATGTGCAAGGGGTGCAACGCGTTGAACTGCTGGAACCGGCGCAGGACATCGTGATCAGCGACACGCAGGCAGCGTACTGCACCGGGTTCACGGTCACCGAGGGCGGCAGCGATGAGTAACAGTCTGCTACCCCCATCAGCCAGCGACTTTATGCGCAACGTCGCCAGCTCCACCCAGCGCCTGAGTGAGATAGCGGTCTGTCTGGATACGTTATGGGACGCTGATCGCTGCCCGGCACAATTACTGCCGTACCTCGCCTGGGCGCTGTCGGTTGACCGCTGGGATAAACGCTGGTCAGAACAGACCAAGCGCCAGGTGATCAAGGCGGCCTGGCTGGTACACCGCCAGAAGGGCACCCTCGCAGCATTGCGCCGGGTGGTGGAGCCGTTCGGCTATCTGATTCGGGTCACAGAATGGTGGCAGACCGGCGGCCAGCCGGGCACCTTCCGGCTGGATATCGGCGTGCAGGAACAGGGTATTACGGAAGAAGCATATCTTGAGCTTGAGCGCCTGATTGCCGACGCCAAACCGGTAAGTCGCCACTTGCTGGGGCTAAATATCGTTATGGACTGCGCGGGTAATATCCCGCTGGCTGCTGGTCAGTACAGTGGCGATGCACTTACCGTTTACCCCTACTTTCCCGAAACCATTACGATCAGCGGCGCTGACAAGTGCGGCGGTGCGATACATCTTTCTGATAACGTGAGCGTGAATGCATGACGACAAAATATTTTGCCTTGCTGACAAACACCGGCGCGGCACTGCTGGCGAACGCCACCGCGCTGGGACGGCAACTATCGATTACACAAATGGCGCTTGGCGATAGCAGCGGCACGCTGCCGACACCCGACCCGGCGCAAACAAAACTGGTGAATGAGCGCCGCCGCGCGCCGCTCAATTCCCTGAGCGTTGACCCGGCAAACCCCGGTCAGATTATCGCCGAGCAGGTGATCCCTGAAGACGAGGGCGGCTGGTGGATACGTGAAATCGGTCTGTATGACGCCAATGGCAATCTGATTGCCGTCGCCAACTGCCCGGAAACCTACAAGCCGAAGTTGCAGGAAGGCTCAGGCCGGGTGCAGACGGTGCGCATGATTTTGATTGTCAGCAGCACTGACGCGGTAACGCTGAAAATCGACCCGTCGGTGGTGCTGGCAACGCGTAAGTCGGTTGATGACAAGGCGATTGAGGCGAAAGCCCATGCCGATGGGATGATGACCAGCCATGTGAATGACGCGAATCCGCACAAGCAGTATGCGCCGATTGCAAGCCCAGCACTTACCGGCGTGCCGACTGCACCCACGGCGGCAGCCGGAACCAATACCACGCAGTTAGCGACAACCGCATTTGTACATAACGCGCTCGCTGATAACGCCTTCGCGTTGGATTTTACGGGTACAGTGCAGAACTTCGATGTGCCGTGGGATGCCCAAAGCGGGTTTTATAAGGCGGATGTCGGGTCACATACAGATGCTGTTTTGCATTTTCACGGACCAGATGCGAGTTGTAGTGCCCTTCAGCTTGCTGCGCATTACGGTAACGGTGGGTTGAGTTATCGGACATCACGCGATAACAAAGGCTTTGAAAATGACTGGGAGCAGATCTACACCACCGGGTTCAGGCCATCACCTGAGGATATTGGGGCGCTCTCTGTTGCCGAGTTTAATCAGTCAATTAAATCGTATGCGCCGATTGCAAGCCCGGCGCTGACGGGAGTGCCTACCGCGCCAACAGTAAATTCCGGGAATAACTCATCCCAGTTAGCGACAACTGCATTTGTGCATAACGCGCTCACTGATAACGCCTTTGTACTGGATTTTACGGGTACAGTGCAGAATTTCGATGTGCCGTGGGATGCCAAAAGCGGGTTTTATAAGGCAGATGTCGGGTCACATACAGATGCTGTTTTGCATTTTCACGGACCAGATGCGAGTTGTAGTGCCCTTCAGTTTGCTGCGCATTACGGTAACGGTGGGTTGAGTTATCGGACGTCCCGCGATAGCAGGGGCTTTGAGCATGACTGGGAGCAGATTTACACCACCGGATTCAGGCCATCGCCTGCGGATATTGGGGCTATTTCTGTATCTGAGCTAACCGGCATCCCACTGCCGTGGCCGCAAGTGACCGCCCCGTCGGGCTGGCTGAAATGTAACGGCCAAGCGTTTGATAAAAACCGCTATCCACGGCTGGCGCAGGTCTACCCATCGGGTGTGCTGCCGGATTTGCGCGGCGAATTTATTCGCGGCTGGGATGATGGGCGTGGGGTGGATGCGGGTCGAGCGATACTGAGCGCACAGACTCAATCGATACAGTTGCATACGCATGATGGTGGAATAACTGGACCAGCAACCGGGGTAATCGAAGGATACGGAGACGGCTCTAGCGGCGGTGCTCCCGGCGTTGACAACTACAATCCTGCGGCAACTGGCGCCGCGGGAGGCGCAGAAACCCGACCCAGAAATATCGCATTCAACTACATCGTGAGAGCTGCATAATGAGTGAGAAATATTCTGTTGCTGTACAGAGTGCCCGCATGGGAAAAAGTGGGTTGGCAGAATGCGCAGGATGGCTGACTGTTTATCACGTTGATCAGCAGACGCGTGAATATACTGGCGCGAGTTATGAATACATGATGGTCGGCACGGGGTTACCAGCCGATAGTTATGCTGACACGCCTGATCTGCCAGCTGCGGGGCAAGCTTTACGGCGTAGCGCTGATGGTGCGGGATGGGAGCATGTACCGGACCTGCGCGGCAAAACGGCGTACCGCACGGCGGATGGTCAACCGCAGACAGTGACAGCTCTCGGTGAATTGCCTGACGGGTTGACGCTGTTTTCCCCCTCGACTGCATTCGATAAATGGAATGGCGAAATCTGGGTAACTGATGTTGCAGCCCAACACGCCGCAGAAGTGGCAGCGGCACAGCAGGAACAGGCGGCGCGGAAAACAGCCGCAACAGCCCGCATTACTGAACTGAGTTACGCTGTAGAGCTAGGGATAGCCACTGATGCAGAGCAGGCAGCGCTGAAGGTATGGAAAACGTATCTGGTGCAATTAAGCCGTCTTGATACTTCTGCCGCGCCGGATATCGACTGGCCGGAAATCCCTTCTACCTGATCTGCCCGGCCCTGCTTCGACAGGGCCGTTAAACCAGCCCTTTCAACGTGTTGACGGTGTCCGTCATGGCTGTGCTGACGGTGTTCATCGCTTTGGTTGCACTGCTGCGCGCGTTGTCCATCATGTCGCTAAAGGATGAAGATTGCAGCTTTTCCCGCAGGTCTTCATCACAGCGCTGAAAGCTCAGCGAAAACTCAATCTTCTTTGCCTTTCCGTAGCGATTCAGCTCTGTGCGCGTGGTCTGCATACCAGTCAGCACGTACATACCGTAAATCTGCCCGGTACCGTCAATCAACGGCCAGGGGCGGCCACTGTAGGCTTGCGTAGTCAGCGCGGTTAACGACACCTCGCCGCCGGTAATTTCCGGGTACAGCACACCGCTCAGTGTAATCTGATCTTCACCGGCACCGATGTATTGCCATTTCGCAGAGCGGTTAATCCGCTCATTCTTCACATGCCGCCAGGCACGCGACTGCTGAAGCTGCTGGTAAGGCAGCGTTTGCAGCTCAAACACAAACAACCCGTATACCATCATCATCGGTTTTTCTCCTTACTCTCTGTCTCTGAAACTGCCACGCTGAAGCCTGTCGCGGCGGGCCAGTTCGGCACTGACTGCATCGGCCACAATACGGCCCAGCTCGCGGGCGTCCTGCCGTTCAACGCCGTGCAGGTGTATATGAATTTCCCCATTGAAACCGCCCGCCGCCGGTGTTCTGGCCGCCGGACGACTGACCGGGGACGCGTCGGCTTGTTTGACGGGCTGTGTCGCCGCAACCACGGCGGGGCGGTCGCTGAGCACCTGCATGGTCTGCGCAGGCTGTGAGGGGGCAGAAGGTGTGCCGCCAGTAAGCCGGGATTCCTGCCATTCGCCACGCACAGCCAGCGCTTTCGGCAGGTTTTTGAAAACGATATCGCCGGGGCCGATGCGCTTTTTGGTTTCTTCCAGCACGCCGCCGGTGTTGTCGGCAATCTTCTGCAAACGGCGCTGGGTACCGCTGTCCCCGGTCAGGGGTGGCTTAGGCGCGGGTGGCGGTGCAGTGGTCGCCTCTTTCAGGTCGCCGGTCAGGTTAGCAACCAGACCTTGCAACCGGTCTTTCCCTTCCGGTGTCAGTTCGCCTTTCAACTGATCGGCTTTTTTCTGTGCCGCATCCAGACCAGACGGGATTAAACCGAGCTTTTCCAGAACCCAGCCGATCCCCTCCATCAGCTTTTGCAGTGGCAATAACAGCATTTCCAGCGCCGACCCCAGCACCTTGCCGAACCCATAACCCGCAATTGCGCAGTCATCCAGCGTCTTTTTTGTGGTCTGGATAGGCTGAAAGAGCTGCGTAAATCGATCCCACAGACGCGACACAGCCGACACAATCACCTCAAAGACGGGAGCCAGGCCCGCAAATGCCTGACGAATGTGACCAAGGCTGATAACAATGCCGGTAAACATCCCGCTGAAAAACGTTTTGACAGGCTCCCAAAATCGCCAGATAAGCAGCCCTGCCGCCACAAACGCCGCACCAATCAACCCAACCGGGCTTAACAGCAATGACAACACGCCACCTAACGCCGAGACAGCGCCGGTGACCAGGCTCCACAGTGCAGGCAGGCCGCTTAGCCGCAACAACAACCCACCGACGCCCCTGACCAGTGAACCCAACGCCGCCGCCGGTGAGGTAAACACGGCCAGTAACATGCCTCGTAGCGGGGTCAGTATCGCGGTCAGTCGGCCCGCGCTGCCGGAGAAAAGCTGTAGCCAGCCGCCCATACGTGCCATCGGCCCACTGAGCAGGCTACTTAACCCGGAAAACATCGACACCGCACCACCGATGCCCCGCGCCCCCAGCAGCAGCGAAAAGCCGAGCTGGAGCTTAGCCAGCGGCCCCATCAGCAGGCCCATCGCCAGCGAGGTTCCCCCGATCGCCACCGCGAGTGCCAGCGCACCGCCGACAGTCAGTAATAATGTCTGTGTCAGTTTGGGGTTTTCATTCACCCAGTTGCTCACAGTGGTGATCACATCGCTTAACCCCTGCGTCAGGCTACGCAGCGGCTTATCTGCCGTCTCTTCAACCTGAATGCGAAAACCTTCCCAGGCACTGTCCAGGTTTTTCAGGTCGCCACCCAGGTTATCCGCCATCTTTTTACCGACAGTCGCCGATTCACCTTTGGCTTTTAGCAACTCCTGGAATAACTTATCCAGCTTGCCACTGCCTGCCGACTGAACCAGCGTTTGCAGACCGACAAAGGCCTCTTCCCCGGCAATATCTTTGAAGAAGGACACCTGATCGACCTGGCCGTATTTTTTGGTGGCTTTGTAGAGATCACGTAATACGTCCTGCATTGGCCGCATCTTGCCTTTGGCATCGGCTACCGACACGCCCAGCTCTTTCAATGCTTCCGCTGCGGCTTTCGGCGGTGAAGCCAGACGGGCCAGGCTGGCACGCATGGCGGTACCGGCATCACTGCCGCGAATACCGTTATTCGCCAGCATACCGGCCATCGCCGCCGCATATTCAAGGCTGATCCCCAGCTTGGCCGCCACCGGGCCGGTGTATTTCATGGTTTCGCCGAGGCTGAACAGGTCGGTGTTGGTACGGGTAAAGGTGCCGGTCAGTACGTCACCCACGCGATCCATCTGGCTGGCATCCAGATTGAACTGTGAAAGAATGTTTGACCCGATATCAGCGGTTTCGCCCAGCTCCATGCCACCGGCCAGTGCCATATTCAGCACGCCCGGCAATGCCGCTTGTATGGCCTGCGGCGTAAACCCGGCCATTGCCAGAAACGCCTGACCGCTGGCTGCGTCGCGGGTGGTGAATGCGGTTTCCGCGCCGAGCTTTTTGGCCTGCGTCCGCAGGGCCGCCAGTTGCTGATCGCCTTTATCCAGCCGGGTCAGCGCCTGAACGCGTGACATCTCTTCATCAAACCCAACCGCCGGGGCCAGAAACTGCCCGCCTGCGTATCCGGCTGCCGCCCCGCCCGCCACCGCCATCGTGCCGCTGCCACGTAGTTTGCCCGCGGTCTGCTGCATTCGCTCATAACGGGCGCGTGCCTGCGTAACGGCAGCCAGTTGCCGCCGCTCTCGCTCCAGGGTCTGGTTATATTGTTCGGTACGCCGGATGGCGCTCTGGATAGTGGCATTACTGCCAACCAGTGACACACCGTGACCGCGCAACGCTTGTGAGGCAGCGCGCAGCTTGACCATTTCCTGATCGCGGGTGATGTTCAGCCGCTCTAGTTTGGCGGCCAGTGCGGCCATGTGTTCCCGTTGCTTATCGGTCAGCACAGTGTTGTTTTGCTGGGCCTTTTTCAGCCCGTCCAGGCTGCGGCTGGCTTCATCAATCTTGCGTGAGGTCTTTTGTACGCTGTCGCGCAGGCGGTTGAAGGTCCTGGACTGAGTGTCCAGATCCTTAATAGCGGCCTGGGTGCGTTTGAGGGATTCAGACAAACCGCCCGCACTCTGGCGGGCGGCGTTGACCGGGCGGGTCAGCCGGTCGATAGCGCTGAAGGCTACGCGGATATCAAGGCTTTTCATCGGCTTCACTGGCTCCACTTCGGATAGCCGCCCGCGTACGCCAGGCTATCACCTCGCCCAGATCCATGCTGAACAGTTCAGAGGGCGGCCAGTTAAAAACAACGGCGATATCAGCGACCAGATCGTCTATCTGATCGAACTGCAAGACGGTTACGCTTCCTCCGTCACCTCCGCGTTCGGCTCGCCAGGCTCCACATGCACTAAAAAAGGCGTGATTGCCTCCGCCAGTCGCATGAAATCGCGGGTATCCATCGCGTTGATCTCGGCCAGTTTCAGTTTTGGCGAGGTAACGCGTGTTAACAGGGTGGTGATGGAATCCACATCCATATTCAGGACGTTGACCAGCCGCAGGCCACGCAATGAGCCAGCCTGTTTGATATCGTCGGTAATGGTCACCTGGCTGATAGTGCTGTCGCCCCGCATAATAGGCGTCGCCAGGGTTACGGTGTTGTTGTTCGGTGTGTTCATGGTGACAGGCTCCGGGCGGCTAATGTGGCCGCCATGATTCAGGTTGTTCAGTTACCCAGCCCCAGCGCAGACGTGATGCGATCCGGGTAGATGTTTTTGCCGTTTTTCTTGTAGATGAAATTCAGCAGGTCAATTTCCAGCACCGATTGATCGTCAATCGACAGCTTGTAATAGGCGTTTTTCAGCGCATAGGTAACGGACGTGTCTTCGCCTTGCTTGGACTCGCCGCCGTCTATCTCGGTAATACGCCCGCGCATTTCCACTTCAACAAGCTGGCTATCGCCGTCGGTGTAGTATTCCCCCGCAAAGCGCAGGCGAACGTCATCGATATCGCCGCCGTATTCCAGCAACAGCTTTTTCTCCATGCCGCCGACGACCATCTGCGCTTCCAGCGCGCCGGAATCCATACCGAGATCGACCGCTACCGAGCCAATCATGCCCGCGCCCTGAAAGTCTTCAGTCTTGCGGGTCAGCTTTGGCAGCGTGACGGACGTGACCTTGCCGATCTGGTTGTTGCCGTTCACAAAACAGGTGAACAGGCGCAATTTATGCGGTACGGCCATTTACACACCTCCCAGCGACGAGAACGCGGAATCAAAATAGTCATCGGTGAAGGTCTGGTATAACGTCAGGTCTTCCAGCGGCGGCACCGGCGTGTACTTGTAACGCACGCGCACCTGTCCCTGCCGCAGGCCGGTTGTGGGGTTGTCCTGAATATCGAACCAGCATTCCCCGCCGATCAGCCTGCCCGCCGTGACCAGCGCGCTCAGCTTGCCGTTGATGCCGTTCACCACGTCTTTCACGTTGGCCGGGGTCAGTGGCTCGTCAACGGCTTCAAACTGCACTTCCGCGATACTGTCAGCGAGGATTTGCGCGGTACGGGTGTACACCTCAAACAGATAATCATGGGTATCGGTGGTGCGGTTGCCCCAGAAGCGGAATCCGTTGCGCTTAATCAGCGTGGTGATCTCCCGGTTGTTGAGTTCATTGGCGTCGCTGTCTTCGGCCTGAAGCGACCAGAACACATCCCGCGAGATGCCCAGCACGTTATTCACTGCCACGTTCGACAGCGACTTATGCCAGCCCTGATCGTTATCAATCGCTGCGCGCAGGCCGCAGGCATACGACGACGCCGGAAAGGTTTCATTGCTGCCGGTAAGCGGGTTGTAGGCGATGAAATCCGGCCAGATCAGCATCAGCTCACGATACGCAAACTGCGCACGGTAGGTGATGGCCTCCGCCATCGTGGTGCAACCGTGACAACCGGCGTAGACAAACGCCCGCAGGTTTTGTGCAATCACACACAGCGCTGATGTAACTTCGGCGGTGTCATAGTCCGGTACCGACAGAATCCGGGGCCGGTAATTAACTTTTGCTTCTGCCGTCAGCAAGGCGTACATGCCGGTGTAACTGCCGTCTGCCGCTGTCCCGCCGATAATCAGTTGGGACTGGGTTTTGTCGCCGCCTTCGGTTGCTGCTGCCACCCGTACCACGATCACTTTCGGGCTGGTCTGGTCAGAAATGGCTTTCAGCGTCTTGTAGAGCGAGCCGGTTTTACCCGCTTTGCCCAGCACGCTATTCACCCGTGTGATGAGCACCGGCGTATTCAGGGGAAAGGTGTCTGCGTCCGCATCCTCCGCCACGGCCACCACGCCAATCACACTGGAATCAATGTCATTGATTGCGGTTACCAGGTCGGTATTTTCACGAACGCGCACACCGTGGAAACGTGTCTCGGACATGTTCGCCACCATTACGTTATTGAGTTCATGGCGATAATCCCCGATATCCGCCGCACACTCACGCGTTGCCGGGTCTGGCCGTCCGGCGACAACAAAAAGCCATTTTTCCCCACGCGTGCGCGTGAAATCATGCGCGAAAACAAGGGGGAAACGATGGCTATCACCGATCTGGCTGACTCACTTATCACTACGGCGAAACGCTACGATGATGCGCTAACCGAGGCGGTAAAAAGCCCGGCCTTCAGCATTACGCTGGGTGGGAAATCGCTGAAGGAACTGAGCGACCGGCTAATCTCGCTGTCACTGACCGACAACCGGGGCTTTGAAGCCGACCAGCTCACGCTGTCGATAGACGACAGTGACGGACGTGTGGAACTACCGCCGCGTGGCGCTCAGATTGCACTGTCCATCGGCTGGCAGGGTGAAGCGCTGACTTACAAAGGGCTGTATACCGTGGATGAGATTTCCCACGAAGGCCCACCCGATGTGCTGGGTGTTACGGCCAGAAGTGCGGATTTCCGCGAAGAATTCAACGTGAAACGGGAGGTTTCCTGGCATGACGTGACGGTAGAGCGTGTCGTGTCGGCGATTGCGCACCGCTACGGCATGAAGGCGCAAATCAGCGATATGCTGATGCATATCGAAATAGACCATGCTGATCAGACGGAAAAGAGTGATATGTCATTCCTGACCCGGATGGCCGAGCAACTGGGGGCGATTGCCACCATCAAAAACGGTACCTTGCTGTTTATCCTGCCCGGCGGCGGTGTGACGGCATCCGGCAAGGCGCTGCCGTCAGCCAGTATCACCCGCAGCAGTGGTGACGGTCACCGTTTTCGCATTGCGGATCGGGATGCCTACACCGGTGTGCGCGCCTACTGGCTGGATCTGAAATTCGGTAAAAAGAAGAAGGTCAGCGTAAAGCGCCGCCGGACAAAGCCCAAACCGAAAAAGGAGAAAAGCAGCAGCCGTGAAGGCGACTACATCACCGGCGCTGAAGGTAACGTGTTCGTACTGCGGAAAACCTATCAGAATGAAGAAACCGCAAAACGGGCGGCGGCAGCTAAATGGCGACAGTTGCAACGCGGGGCCGCTGAATTTTCGATTACCCTGGCGCGTGGCCGTGCTGAGCTGTATCCCGAAATGCACCTGACAGTAAGCGGCTTTAAACCGGATATCGACAATCAGGACTGGATCATCGCTCGCGCGGAACACGTTATTGATGGCAACGGCTTTACCACCCGTCTGGAACTGGAAGCAAAAATCCCTGACTGGATAGCAGAAAGTGAATAAAATGGCGGCGAGTTCAACTCCCACAGGGGAGCCATTATGTTCAGATGTCCTTTCTGCAGGGCCATGGCCCGCACCCGTACCAGTCGCCGCCTGAGCGATATCACCATCCGGCAGTACCACCAGTGCCAAAATCTGGAATGTAGTGAGACATTTACCACCCTCAACACGGTAGAACGGCGCGTATCAAAGCGTACACGGGAAGACCCGCTACCGCCTGACTTTATCCCGCAAGACGCCTTTCCGGCATCGCATTACGGACGGGATCAGTTGAATCTGGCGTTGTAA